TGTTACAGCTTCTGCCTTCATTTCATCCTTAGACTTCATTTCTTCGTCTTCGTCCATGTCGTCAGATTTCTTTTCCTCATCCATGTGTCCAGACTTAATTGCTTCGTCTTCGTCCATGTCGTCAGATTTCTTGTCTTCTTCAATAGAATAAGACTTCTCTGCTGTATCTTCAGTTGGGGCATCTGCCTCTGGAGCGACCTGTGATTCTTCTACTACCTCGTCAGACTTCTCAACGATGTCTTCTGTGATTGTTTTTTTACTCATAGGACTTACCTCCTTCTTAATCTCAATTGTATTAATGCCTTTAGCACTATCAACCAAGAACTTTATCATATCTGTTTTTTCGTTATCGTCTTTCTCAACGAAACCTATGTTCTGCATTGGAGCACCAGATGTTGGGCTTTGCTCTGCTTCATTTTCTGACAACATGACTATGCCAGATTCTGCGTCCCAAAAGACATTTTCAATTGGGGTGTCTAAGCTTTCGCCCTTAATCATATCTACTCCGTTAACTTTTTCGACGGATAAAACATTTGCAAACTGATTTGCTGGATTATCTACGAGAGACAATTCTACCAGATCATAGTCTTTAATTATTCGAATTTTTGAATCCATTTTTTCGTCATACCCGTCATCCCACTTGTTCATTTTTCCACCAATGGAAAAACCAGAAAGTGTGCCGTCCAAAACTTTTTCCCAGGTGTTCTGAGCACCCTTTGAAATATATGTTGAGACATAAACACCAGAATAGAACTTCTTGGCTTCTGGGTCAAAATACTTGTCTTCTTTAAAAGAGATCATCTTTCCAACTGCTGTTGGCTGGTGCATTTCTCTGATGTTGCCACGAAACTTGGAGAAGGCCTTTACGCTGGCTTCTGTTGTAACTATGTCAGCCTGCTTGTCGATGTTATCAAGTGTGGCAAAGCCAGAGACAATACGTCTCTCTACGTCCACTTTACTGAACGGCATTGATAGGCGAACGTTGTCGCCCTCAGTGTCCCAATGGGCTTTTTGCATAGTCATGTTATTTCAATTATAAGGCTCTTTTATGAAAAGTATCAAAAATGATGCTATTCTGAAGACCTTCCCTCTCCAGCTGGATTTCGTCCAGCCAAAGTGGCAGAGCTATCTGAAGAGTTATTGGCTCTTTCAGAATCTCTTTCTCTGTTCTGAGAGGTGTTAGCTCTTGCATCTGCGGCTTGCCTAGTAGACATTTCAAATGGCTCATCGCCGTCTGGTCTCTGGGGTAGGCCAAGCTTTTCACGAGCTTCGTTGGGAACCATAATCTGAGTCTTTACATATCTTTCAAGGATCTGTGACTGAGCAATCTCGTCTGTCAGGGTTAGCTCATTAAACTTAAAGTCTAGAATATCAGTCTTTTCTCTAACAACCTTCTGGATCATCTTTTCTAGATTTGCCTGAGCTGGCCTTGCTACCTGCTCTTTAAACGTACGGTCTTGTGCTAAAGCAGCTGCAATGTTAGAAGCATCTCCTCCACCAATCTTTGACAATGGCACTTGGTGCGCAACTAGTATGTCATCTCTATTTCTAAGCCGATAGTCATTAAAGGAAGCCTCCTGAACGCCTGCCTCAATTGGCTCCATCTTGAACTCTACCTTATTAGTATCAGTATCTGCTGGCAAAGGAATATAAAGGGTTCTGTGAGACTGACCCTTTAGGCTAGTCTGAAGGAACCTAAACATCTTGTCTTCTGCGTCAGAGGATAGCTTGGCTCCCTTTAGTGTTACGATATATCTTGGGACACCCTTGTTTCCAAAGTAATCGATGTTGTACTGAGAGGCCAACTGGTCTCCATGCAAAGATGAAATTGCAGACATAATATCTGGAACTCCATAGAATGTGTTTAGCGGTGAGTATTCTTTGTAGTGAATAATCTCATTTGGTCTTGGGTCTGCAGTAATTGGGTTCTGATTCTTTGCCGCAAAGTTCTTAAAATAAACAACCTTTTGACCAATAATCTGAACATAGCCATCACGAAGTCTTCGAACTCTCATAGTTGTGGATGGTATGTGACCAAGGTAACCAATCTCACCAGTTACGGTTCTTCCAACCTCTAGGTAACCATTTCCAGTTGCCTGAACGTCTGTGTAAAACTTCATCATTGTATTAGAGAAAGAGTCATCGCTATTCAGAGTTTCTAGCCATTCACGCATTTCAACTTTCGCTCTTTCAATACGCTTCCTGGCCTTGTCTGTTGCAGTTTCGCTAGTAGAAGCCTCAAGCTGCATCATGGTCCTTTTTGAAACCTGGAAGTCATATCCAAGGCCAACAATGTTTTCTACCTTTGCGTCAATTGCTGCATGATTAGCAAAAGAAGTGTCGTAATAATTTGCAAGCTCATAAAGGTTCCATGGCGGAGTAATAACGTCAAACATTCCATATCCGTTATGGAATACTGATCCAGGATTGATCTCTTTGGATCTTGCACCGTTTTGTCCAAAACTTGTAGCTAGAGCCCTATCCTGATATCCCTCGCTTAGGGTGTCTACTCCAGTAAAAGAAAGACTGTCGTATGCTTTTACAATACGATCAGAACGTCTTTTAAAATTTTTCTCTAGGCCGTAAAAACCTTTTAGATCATCCCATTTTTTGCTAAAGGGGTCTTGCTTCTTAAAAAGATCTTCTTCTTGCTCAGGCTCTGGGGTAAAGGCCTGTATTGGATACTGATACTCATCAGACATTAATACTCATCTCCATAAAGCTCTAGGGTTTTCTTTGCTGCCATAACAGCGCCAATGTCATTCATTGATGGAATTAGTCCTTGTTTCATTCTGTCTACCTGTTCGCTATATTCTTCATCGCTAATTCTTGATGTTCCTGGAAAAAACACGGGCGTTCCGTCGGGCTCACCGTGATAAGCAGCTGTTTGCTTTAGCTTAGCTATTTGATCTTTATCGCCCTTATTGGCTGGAATGTTTAAAATGTTGCCATTTCCATCAGTGAACCACTTTCCGTTAGATTTTTTCCAAACGTATACTCCCCAAGCATACCCAGTTTGCTCAACTAGGGTTACTTTTGCTTTACCAATTGCTTCTGCGAATTTGTCTTCCATGACCACTAGTATACCATATTATACAGCAGGAAGGATACGGGTTTGCCAAGTAATTCCTTGATAGGCAGTATATTCATACTTATTTACTGTTAAAGGCACATCGTCATCAATAATTATCTTGTTTGTTCCAGTATAAGTTTTATAAATATCTGATGGATTTACCCCAAAAATGTTTGACTGGCTTGCAATTAGAACACCATTCCAAGTAAAATCTTGATTCCAGAAGTTCCACTCTGTCAAATTAATCGAAGCCAGGAACCAGGATCTAAGGGTATTTCTTTGAATTTCTTGCAAGCTAGTTGCTTGATATTGAGAAATGTTATTGACTAATACCGATCCAGTAAACCTGAGTCCGCCAGGATAAGAGTCAAAGTCTAGGACTCTTGCAAAGGACACACCAAGGACTCCCCAGTCGCTCAGGGTAATAACTGGCTCCCTGACAAGGTTTCCGTTCCAGTAAAAAGCGATTCCATTTTCAAAATCACCAGTTTTAGCATTAATTCCATAGATACGTGCTCTTTTGCCACTAATGTCATTAGCAACAATATAAAATTTTATATATGTATCCTTGCTCTCAATTTCAAATATTTGCTCTGGCTCTGAAGGAAAGCTCTCTTTTCCGTATCTAAGAAAAGCCTGCATGGCAATAACCTTATAGCTATCAGCTACGTCTTTGTTGACTGGTACAGAAAAACCACGATTAACAAACTCATCGTAGTCCCCAACCTTTTCTATACCGCTATTTTTTGTGAGGTATAGGTATGGACTACTACCCTTATAAATTCTATAAGGATTTCTAGATTTGTAGTCAAAGTAAGATCCATATTTTAGATAAGGGAAAACTGGAGAACCAAACCTTGTGCCAACAGGGTTTGAAGACACCTCGTTAAAAGCCTGAGACGCATACTGCATTTTTTTAACCACTAAAGGATTAGAGATAATTCCTGGAACAGTCCACTCCAAATGAGTTACAAGAGAGACATCTGTAATTCTAATTCCTTTTGGAGGGTATATAATTGTTCCATCTACAACTTCATATTTTGTAGTTATCCATTCTGATCCAGGAGAAACCACATTATTTTGAGATGCTGGCATTGTTGTAAAGTAAGAGTTTTTTGCAGACGGATTATTTTTTAAATATTGAAAAGATACATAAGACTTAACCATGTTTTGAGAGGTATCGTACTGCCCGTTTTCAAAATTTTCTAATGCTGGATAGTCTATGTTAAATTGAACAAAGTCTACGTCATAATATTTCTTATCTTGAATGTCGGAGACGTACTGTGCAAAATACGTTAGTGGTTGGTAATCTTCCCAATATCCGTCTATTGCAATATCCATTATTATAGTATTAAAGTTTATTTTTGGAATTAGGGTATAGCTTGCAGTAAAGTCTTTTATCGCATCAAAGGTCAGGGAGCTATAGGAATTCCAAGCTCCACCGTCTAATTCGTCTGTAGGCAATAAGCTAGAGATTTCTCCTGCGTCATAAAAAGAGTCAACTATATGATCGTCAAAGTAGTTTTCATAATTAAAATAGGTTAGCAACCCTTTTTCATCAAACAAGGGTGAAATTTTGCTTAGGCTTCTTTCACTACAAAATCCTACTTTGTATATTTTTCCAGAGAATGTGTTGCCGAACTCCTGGCTTCCTCCAACAAACAAAGATAGCTGATTCTTGTTTCCAAAAA